GCGCCAGCCGTGACGTTGCGCAGCGCAAGCACAACCGAACCCGCAGCCAGACCGCTGACATACGCGTTGTACGCGCCAGCCGTGCCACCGCTTGCGATGCTCAAGATGACGATGTCGTTGGCGCTCAACAGTGAGTTTGTCAGCGTGAACGTTACCGTTGTTGTTGCCGCCAGAGACGCAGCGTTCAGGGTGATCTGACCAGCCGACTTGTTCAGCGTGACGCCGGTTGACTTGCTGGTGGCCTGCGTGACCGTACCCTGCGCGGCGGCGGTGTAGCCAAGGATGCCGGACGAAGAGACGTTATCCGCGCCGATGATGTTCTGGTCTTCGAACGCAACGCCGATTGGTTTTGTGTTAGCCATGTCAGGCTCCAAGCCAAGAAGTTGAAATTCCAGCGGCAGAGTACCCTCTGCGCGGGTTGCGGTCAATGGCCTCGCGCCGAGCCACCGGAAACGCGAACGTCACCGCGATGGCGTCCGCCGCGTCGGGAGACGCTAGCCCCCTCGACTTCATGTCCTTCTTGCTCTCCAAGAAGATTGTACCCCGGCTGTCGGGCTTCATCATAGGCCCGATGAGGTCGCTCTTCAGGTAGCGGTCGTTCGGGATGCTGGCCGTCTTAAGCCACTCGCGCATCTCGCCCCACATCTCGGCGCGCTTGTTCCCCCACATGAGCGGGTTCTTCGACTTCGTTCCGAAGTTCACGCCCCTGATCTTGTACCGTTGCTCCTTCAGGCGGTCTACTACGCCCGCCCCCAGCCCTCCTTCGTCCACGACGACCATGGCTGGCTTGTACTCCTCGATGGCCTCTATGACCCGTCCCACGGTCTCCATGGTGTCGTCGCCCTTGTGCCGCTTGATCGCAATGATGTCGCGGCCCTGCCGCACGGCGATGACCGTGCTGTCGGACCCGAACCGCGCCGGGTCCACGCCGATCACGATGGGTGCCGACAGGTCCTTGGCCCGCTCGCGCTTCATCGCCTCGTCCACGGTGACGGACCCTATGAACTGATCGTCCGACGCGTTCGGAAACTGACCGTACACCTCGACGTGCGCTTGGCTGCTGTCCGCGCCGTACTCGTCAATGATCTGCTGGTAGACCTGCTTGTCAGTCCCCTCAACCGACCGGGCGTCCACGATCTTGTTGCGCCAGAAGTCCCGCTTGGAGTTGAAGCACTCGTAGAAGTACCCGCTATTCCGGCGCGGGTTGGAGAACGCCAGCCAGAACCGATTGGGCGTGTTCTCGGTGAAGAACCCCGCCGCTACCGACCAGATGGCGTCGTCGATGCCCGACGCCTCGTCAAACACCAGCATGACGCCCGCCATGTTGTGCACGCCCGCGTACGAGTCGGCGTTCTCCGCAGACCACAGCCGCCCTGCGAGGCCCCAGTAGCGCGTGCCCATCCGCAGGTCGCGCTCGACCAGCTCGGTCAGCCACTTGGCTGGCATCAGCCGGGTGGCGCTAACCTCAAACCAGTGGCTGTTGAGGGACATGCTGAGCCACTTGGTGATCTCCGCCCATGTGACCGACCGGAGCTGCGCTTCCGAGTTGGCCGACACGATCACCGATCCGCCGATGCGCGTGCTCAACATCCAGATGACCAGCCAGCTCACCAACGCCGACTTGCCGATACCGCGCCCGGACGAGGTCGCCATCCTGAACGTGTTAAAGTCGATCTTGCCGTCGTTGGCCTTGATCGACTCGCCTAACTCGCGCAGCACCTCGCGCTGCCACTTGCGCGGGCCGGTGAAGTGCTCAAGCGGCGTCCCCTTCTGCGCCCATGGGAACGAAAACAGGACGAACGCTAGCGGGTCGTCCTTGATTTGTTTGGACCAGAGTTGGCTCATCAAGAGCATCTCTTCGTCCGAGCTGTACTGCGTCGTCTGCATGGTGCGTGTCCTCAATGACGGTGTACAGGCCCTCAAGCACTCGCGTCTGCGCCATCTCAAGCGCGCCCGTGATGCTGATGCGCTGCTCGACATCCACGCTGATCTGCTGCTTCGCAACCCAGCCGTGGACGTGCTTCAGGATCTCAAGCGCCGCCTTGGCGTCTCCGCCGCGGGCGGCGTCATGCAGGATGCCCGACAGCTCCATCTCGCCATCCGCGCGCCCCTTAAGTTCGGCTAGTTCGGCTAGTGGGTCGAATTGGCAGAGTTGCCGGTACTCGGTAGGCAGCAAGCCAGACGCCAAGGCGAGCGTGTCGCCTTTCAGACCTTTACGCGCGGCGTCATAGATCGCGTCGAGACGCGCCTCGGTCGCGGTCAGTTTGCGCGGTTCGTGGGGAATGGAATGCCAAGTCATCCGTCATTTTTAAATTAAAAAAAAAGTTTGTGCAAACCCTTCGTGACCGATGACCGGCGCGGCCGGGGCCTCCCCCCCCCGCTATGGTGCGCTGCAACATGCTCAGGCGCTGCCGGCAGGCGATCGGGCGATCGGGCGGTCAAGCGATCGGGCGATCGGCATTAGCAATTTGGGCAATCTGTTTCTGCATTGCCAATATTGCCGATGCACCATTGGCGTTCTTGTCATGACCAAGAGCATCGCACATTGTGCGCGCGGCCTGGCGGCGCGAGCATTGTCATGGGCATTGGGCATTGGGCATTGGGCATTGGGCATTGGTCATATAGGCGCTCTTGTCATGCACCAAAAATCAGCGCGGGAACGGGGCGTGTGCGCGGGGCGTGGCGGGAATCCCACCATATAGGATTCCTTATATATTATATAACTTTTTTAACCTATCATGACAATATGGAAATAATATTAATCTTTTCGGAATAGCACCTGCGAAAACAGCAACTTAAGCCGCGGCAACCTCGCCGCGCAACCTCGCCAACGCATGACAATGCGCGTCCAGACGATTTTTCGCACAATCCTGTAAGACATCTCTTGACAAGGCGGCGCGCCGCGCCTATGTTCAGGGCGTAGACAAACGAAAGGAAACGCACATGACCATTCTCTCAGACATCTTCGACGCCTTGGCGGCCGCCGCGTTTGTCGCGGGCGTGATTTGCTTCGCCATCGCGCTGAACCCGTAAACGCGCCCTGCGCATTGGATAAGTAAAGGACACTTCATTATGATCAAATCAGCATCGGACATGTCCAAGGCGCTACGTCGCAAAGCCTTCACTGGCGTTGTGCTTTATGAAGGCCCATCGATGATCGACGGCGCGCCGATTGTCGTGATTGCGAACCGTATCACGGCCGCATCGACAAACGCTAAGACGGGCGCCATGGTTCAGACTTTCATTATCAGATCCGACGTAACGCCCTTGGACGCGCTCAAGAGCGGCGCGGACGCTAGCGTGTGTGGCGATTGCCAGCATCGGCCCGCGAACAAAGGCTCGTGCTATGTCAACGTCGGCCGGTCCGTCATGGCGGTCTATGGCGCGTACGTGCGCGGCCGCTACGCACGCCCTGGCGTTGACTTCGACGCGGCAATCCTGCCAGATCTGTTCGACGGCGCGACCGTGCGCCTTGGAGCGTATGGCGATCCTGCGGCCGCGCCGTTCGCAATCTGGCAGCACGCCACAAGCCGCGCGGCCGCGCGGAACGGCTATTCGCACCAATGGCGCGCGTTTCCTGAATTCAAGGCGCTCTGTATGGCATCCTGCGATAGCGGCGCCGACTATCTGGAAGCACGCGCGGCCGGATGGCGCACGTTCCGTGTGCGTGCGGCCGACGCGCCGCTCTTGGCAAAAGAGATCATGTGCCCCGCGTCCAAGGAAGCTGGCGTCAAGACGAATTGCGCTAGCTGCAAGGCTTGCGGCGGCACAAGCGCGAAGGCCCGCGCGAATATCGCGATTATGGCGCATGGCGCTACAGCGCGCCGCTTCGCTCCGGCCGCACTGGCGGCTTAAAAAAGACGACGGGCCGCACAAAAAGACTTTACAAGTCCTGCGGCCCGTCTTAATCTTGGATAAGTTAAAAACAGGAGCAAAGCACATGACATACGCGCTTTACACGAACGAACCCGCCGCGCCGCGCAAGATCGAGATGTTCCTCGATCACCACTTGGCGGGCAAGACGCTGAAGGCCTACACGGTCGCTGATGTGCAGGACGTGACCGCGTCGACGGAACCAAGCTACGTGATCCGCCTGGCCATCGTCGTCAAGACGGACGGCGACGCGGCTTGGATCACATGGGTGCGCCGCGACGGCGACCATGGCGGCCTGATGCACCGCGTAAACGCCAGCGCCCTGCGCAACGTGCGCACGATGGATTTGCTGGCCTGACAGACGCAAGTCTAAGCCGCGCGCCACCCGCGCGGCTTATGCGAGCGCCTACGCTCGACAACGGGGAGAATATCACATGCTCAAAGTCACACTCTCAATCCGCGCGCTGCGCGCCGTTCTGGTCGCGGTCTCGACCGAGGAGACGCGCTACTACCTGAACGGCATTAACCTCGAATTTACGCCAGACGGCGTCGTCATGGCAGCCACAGACGGTCACCGCATGATCGTGCTACGCCAAGCGTATGGCGAACATGCCGCGACGGCCGCGCACGCGAGCGTCATCGTGCCGCGCGATCTGGTGGCCAAGCTCAAGATCAAGCTCAAGACGCTGGACACGACAACGCTCACGATCGGCGATGACGGGCGCCTGCTGTTCGAACATGCTGGCGAGTCGTTCGGCGGGTCACGCGTCGATGGCAGCTTTCCTGACTATCGCCGCGTGGTGCCGAAAGATCTGGACGGCAAGCCTGCGCAGTACGATCCGATCTACCTCGCAGACTTCGCCAAGGCGCGGAAAGAGCTTGGCGGGGACCGCACCACTAGCCCGATCGTGAGGTACAACGGCGGATCTCCGGCGGTGGTTGACTTCGCCTATGGAACCGGCTTCCAAGCCATCGGCGTGCTGATGCCGATCCGAGACCGAACCGAAACCACATACTACACATGGGCGAGCGCGCCAGCCGCCGCATGGCCGGACGCCACGCCAGCCGCGTCAGCCGCCGCCTGACGCGGTCACGCAAACGTGATGCAAGCCGGGCAAAAATAATTCGCCCGGCTTGCAATAAAAAGATTGACCACCCTGCAAGCTATTGGATAAGTTAGTCAGACCGGCGCAAGCGCGCCGCAACACGGGGAAACGACATGCAAAACGAAACCGCCATCAAACTCGCCGCCGATATCACGATCGCCACCGTCCAGCACATGGCTGATGAAGCGTCCATGTCGTTTGACGAGACGCTGGCCGCAATCACTGCGGGCGGCAACGCGCGCCTCCGGTTCGACGCTTTCTTGGAGATCGCCGTGCACGAAGCGCACAAGGCGCTGGCGGCCGCCTGACGCGCTAAGGCCGCCCTACGGGGCGGCTCATAGCGCGCCAGAGTGGCGACGCAATACGGGAGCACGATCATGACAAGCTGTAACGGATGGACGAATTTCGCGACGTGGAAAGTGCAATTGGAGGTATTTTCCGACTTTGACTTGGACGACTGGTGCCTTGACATGCTCGACAGCGTCGAGCTGGCCGGATGGATGAAAGACCATGTCGGCGAGATCATCGAAGAGGCGGCGCAGCCAGGCTTGGCGCGCGACTACGCGCTCGCCTTCTTGTCTGATGTCAACTGGCACGAGCTGGCGCAGACCGCGCGCGACAACTATGCGGCCAATGACGCGCAAGAGGAGCTCGACGTCTGATGATGCACCTCGCCATAGCCGTCATTCTATTCGTGATTATTCCCTTCGCGCTAGTCGGCGCGGCCGCATTATGGGAGCACCTGACAAATGACACAGACACCGATTATAGAGATCCGCGCATCTGACGGGAGCCTCGCGGGTCACGTCGCGCGCGTCCGCTACCTGCCGACGCTTGCGCGGCGCTGGCGTGGCGTGACGACTGACGGCCGTATCATCTACGGCCGGACGGTCCAGCGCGTCGCGCAGGCCATGCTGGCGGAGCGCCGCGCATGACCGACGCCCGCCACGCATGGGCGGCGCACTACGCGGCCGTCAAGGCTAGGATCGCGACGGGGCAGCGCCCCGGCGCAGCAGCGCCAGCAGCGCCGCCGGCAGACCCGCCGGCAGACCCGCCGGCCCTGTATAAGACCGACACGGCTTGGGTCAAGCTCACGCGGGCCGAACACGCCGCCCTGCCACACGTCAAGGAACGCGCGGCGCGGCTGCCGGACAAGGCCGCGCGGCAAGCCGCGACGGCCGAGCGCATGGCGCGCTACCAACTGACGCAGGAGCAGCTCGCAGAGCTGTGTGCGGACATCACAGCCGCGCACAAGACGACGTGGCTGGTGCTAGTCGGTCGGTCTCCGGCCGCCGCGCACCTGCGACCACGGCTGGAGGTGTATCGCCGCCTGCTGGCGCTGGGTTGGACCTACTCGGCCATTGGGAAAGCCTGTGGCCGGGACCACTCAACGGTCATGTATTACATCAGACGATGGGGGACGACAGATGAGCAAGCACAAGCCTAAGACACAGCATCCGCAGGCGCAGGATGCGCCGCAGACGATAGAGCAGACCCTACAGGACCGCGAGGCGACGCATGGCGACTTCGCGGACGTTGCGGCCTACGCGCAGCTCATGAAGGAGATCCTGCGCAACTCGAACGGCTACCGGCGCATGAACGACGCGCAGCGGGAGGCGTGCGAGGCGTGGCTGTCAAAGACCGCCAGAATTATGGCTGGCGATGTCGATTATGACGACCATGCGCATGACATCGCCGGTTACGCGACCCTGTACGTCCGGGCCTGTGGCGCACGCCATGCCGAGCGCGCAGCAGCAGCGGCGCTGGCGGAACTAGAAGCGGCGATGGCCGCCCCGCGCTATGGGGCCGGGGATGTGACGGTGACGCTCGTCAACGGCGCGGTTGCAGCGTGAAGCCGCACGCGACACGGGCGGCGTTCGAGCGCCTGAAGGCCGAGGCGTGCGACGAGTGCGAGATCGACGTAGCGACGTTCAACAGCGGGTCACGCGTACACGCCGCCTGCATTGCCCGCCACCTCGCTTGGTGGCGAGCGCGCGACAGCCTGCTGGTGTCCTATCCGCAACTAGGGGCGTGGTCCGGCTGGCGCGACCCGACGACCGTCTGGCACGGCGTGAAGTCGTTCGACGCTTGGTTGAAAGGGCGGACGTTTGAGAGCGGGCTACGCAAGCGCGCACGGGCGCTGGAGTACTACCGAACAAAGAGAGCAAGGGGTGAGATATGACGGACGTAAATGTAGTTCTGGACGGGGCGGAGCAGTTTGCCCGGATACACCCACACATGCAGCTAAGCACGCTCAGGGTGTTTCTGTACGTCGCACAGCGCGGCACCGCTAGCCAGCAGGATATCGCGATCATGTTAGGTGCCACAGGCTCCAGCACCTCGCGCAACGTCGCCTATTGGACCGACACGAAGCGTGGCGGAGGCGCGGGGCTGGGCTACATGGCGCGGGAGGAAGACCCCCGCGACCGCAGGCACAAGCTCCTGCGGCTGACGGCGGAGGGCAGGAAATTCTACGACAAGCTACGGGCAAAGAAAGCAAGGGGAGAGATATGATTGAGGAACTGGACGACCTGACGCTCGTGTACATGTACGGGGCCAAGAACGGGAGGGACAGCATGAAGGACGAGATTGACCGGCTGCGGGCCGAGATCGCCCGCAAGGACGCGGCGCTGCGGGCGATTGCAGAGCACGACACAGACGCAGACGGAAATTGGGGGTTTTTTCGCGACGAAGCCGACGCCGCGCTTGAGGGGGAGAAGACAGATGTCTAACGATATCGTGGCGCGACTGCGCTCTTATGCTTATTTAGATGACACCGTCTATAATCAGTGGGTTTACAGGGAAGCCGCCGACGACATTGAGCGGATGCGCGACGCGCTGCGCCGGATCTCGCACGCGCCGCAC